AAACTCATCGGTCAATTCTGAATCGATTATATTTTCAAAATAATACACCGTGGTTTCTGGTTTAATATGTGTTTCTAGTTTATAGAAACTTTCTTTAGCTATTATTTCTAACTTATGCAATAATACAGACGGTACGTTTGCGACTTCATTTATAGAATTTTCATTTATAACATTTTCATAAACTTTATTCCAAAATTTTCTTGTAATTAAATGCATTGGATTCTGTTTATTTGCTTCTATCATTTTTCCACGATTTTGATTGAATTTACTCATTATCAAATTAAATATATTAGCATCAAACCACCCAAAAATATAGACAAAACGAGATTTTAATTCTGACAGTTTTGCACTCGTATCACTTAATGCTTTTTTTACAGTATCATCTGTTAATTTTCCAAAGCTAGGTATATTATATGATATTTCATCACATATAATATAATATATGTATGGATTTTGTATGTCTTTATACGGTATAGCGGATGTTTTGTTGTACTTTGTTAATCTTTTTATGTCTTTTAAATTATTGAATTCATTTTTATAAACAGCATATATTATTATAGTTGAATCTTGATCGAAATTTTCTAACATTTCTAGTGGATTGTATGGGTTTGGTGATTTTACAAAATTATCAATACCATGTAATTTTGCAATACTTTTCTTTTCCAAAAAGGTTAATGGGTATTTTACTGGGTCTATAAAATCGTCCGTTATGCAATATACTGTTCCAGAGCCAAATTTAATCCCTAGTTTATTGTATTGCTCCTTATCAATTACCGTCATTGGTTGAAATTTTCCAGGAAAAAAAATTATTACATCTTTTTCTACCAATTCATTTTCATTAAATAATGGTAAATTCAATTCTTTTAAAAATTTAATTACTTTGGTATTTTGCATATTATAGTCCTGGGGCTATTGGCCATTCTATCGAAAATGGGTTAGTTTGTTCCGTTACATCTCTTAATTGTTGACGATATATTTGCCATTCGATTTGTTTTTGATTTGTTAATGGTGAATCTGATAATTGTGTCCAATCGCATTCTAACAATAACTCATTTCTAAGGTCACGGACTGCACGCCACATCCCTTCAGTTTCTTCTTGAATTTCTTGTTGGTTCTTATTGCGAACTTTTTGATATTCCACGACTTCAGTTTGTTCAATCACAAAATCACTACCGTCATAAACTTGATTCTCACCAATTTGAGCAGCTTGAAACCTATAAGGATACCAACCATATTCTTTTAATTTTTCATTATCAAATAGATAAAAATTAGATATATTTGCCCAATTTTTGGGAAGTTGTGTTGGTCTTCCGATTATTTGTTCATTTTCTACTAAGATATAATCCATGAATAAACTCTGTTTATTGAAAATAGTATACTACATATAACTATCGTCTATAATTTTTATATTATAATATCTTTTCCCATACCAAAAATTTTACATCAAATCTTCTTGGATAGGGGTGTGTTGTAACTAATTTCAATTTTTTTGAAATTATAAACTCAATATCTATACCATCATCATCCCAATATATCAAACCAGAGTTTCTGTCATCTATTCCTATTGGTATGAATCGTTTTTTCTCATTGACTGATATAAATTTACCATTAGGCTTTAATGCATTGTATATGAAATCAATATCTTCTTCGGGAGTTGGACTGTGTTGTAACACATATATTGATGTTATTAGATCAAATCTATCTGAAAATTCTTTCTTTTCATTTTCTGATAACGGTGTATTTATGGGTATAAATTTTTTACTACGAACATATTCAACTGCGGTTTTCAACATAGGTTCACTAAAATCAAAACCATATACATCGCAACCTAAATTACTTATTAACTCTTTTGATACCCTACCAACACCACATCCAAAGTCTCCAACTACGGAATCATTAAAAACATAATCATTTTCTAATAACATTTTAATGGTCATACTCGTTTCAAACTGAAATTTGTATGAAACTCCTGGTTCTGGAGAAAGACATATTTCTTTGGCGTGTTCAATGTCTCTTGGGTAAAAGGCTTCAATGACATAGTTCATATATTACCTATCCGAAAAATTCTTCGCAGTAATAGTTAATTCTTCTCGTATTCGGTCAAATACATCACTCCATTCACCATATTTTGTTTGTTTGAACAATCTAACCGAATCATACCAATCAGATTTTTCTCCTGGAACAGACCAAGTGTAGTAGGGCATTATTGGGGTTGCAATCCAAGTTGGTACGCCCATAGAAGCAGCTAAATGTGCAATAGAAGTACATGATGATATTACTAAATCCAATCCAGCTATTATATTTGCAGTGTCATCCCAAGATTTCATCTTTTCTCTCATATCGGCAAAAGGAAGTCCATCTATACAATTTTCATCACGTTGAAGTGAATAAAATGTTGTGTTTGGTACATCATGTAAATTTATCATAAGTTCTGGCGGAAATCTTCTATGTTGTTCATCTTCAAATCGTGGATTACCACTCCATCTAATTCCAACTTTTAATGTTCCTTCTTTTGAAAAAAGTTTTGTTGGATTTTTTGGAAAAATATATTTGCTACCGTCTAAATCATGGAATTCCATTCCCAATACATAAGCAGCAGACATTGCTGGAATCCAATAATCATAATGGGCACCAAATACCATTTCATTATCAACGCAAATAAAACCATGACGCGAAAATAATTCTTTTAATTGTGGAATACATGATACCAAAACTCTTGCACCCATTTCTTGAAACCGCTTAGCAAAACGAAAATTGAGAATTTGATCACCATGTCCACCTTCACAACGAAATAATAGTGTTTTTCCTTCCAATGATTGATCTTTCCAAATTTCTCCTGGAACGGCAGGAAGTCCGAATACATCAATAAAACGACCATAATTAAGGTGTTCAAAACCTTTTTTTAGATTACCATGACGCATTTCATGCCACCCAAGATTGAACAGAACCCGTGTGTCATCTTGTGGTTGATTACGCAGTATTTCTTCACTCAATTCGGGATTACCTTGAATACAATGCTCCAATGAAACATCTAATGGATGTAATTTAGTATTACTCATATACAAAACCTATAATAAAAATATGTACAATATACAAAATTTTTGTTTAATTTCCAAATTTATGTTGTTAAAAATAAAGAATGCTGATCACAGGCAGATGCAGATGCCCAAGTGGATAATGTACCTACTTGAACTGGAGATGAGAATGTTGTAATAGTTGATCCATTTCCCATTTCTCCATAAATATTAGTTCCCCATGTCCAAATTGTTCCATCTGTTTTTAGTGCTGCCGCATGATTATAGTCTGATAGACTAACCGTTTTCCAATTACTCAAAGTACCAACTTGAACTGGTAAAGTGAAAACTGCACTTAATAAACCTTCACCCAAAGCACCACCAGCACCTGCACCCCATGACCAAAGTGTGCCATTTGTTTTTATTGCTACCGTATGTGATTGTCCAATGCTTACCTGTGCCCAATCACTTAATGTTCCTATTTGAACTGGTGATGAATAGCTTGTTACATTTCCAACACCTATTTTTCCAGAAGTATTACTACCCCATCCCCATAATGTCCCATCTGTTTTAATTGCCATTGTTGTAAAAAAATTCATATTTATTTTTGCCCAATTACTTAATGTTCCTATTTGAACAGGAGAATCATACCATATTAAATCATTAAGTCCTAATCGACCAATACTATTGTTACCCCATGCCCAAAGTGTTCCATCTGTTTTCAAAGCAATAGTTGATTGTAAATCACCCGCTATCGAAGATATATTTGAAATATGATTTATTTGAATCGGTGACGAATACATCAAATCGGATCTACCCAAAACTATCTTTGGACTGGTAACAACTCCGTTAATGAAACCAACGGTTTGAATTTTTCCATTAGTTTTTAATGCCATAGCGTGGCTTTGACCCATAACAATTTTAGACCAATCGGTTGCTGATCCTATCTGAGTTGTATTGCTAAGTGTTGTTGTTGTTTGATTTCCTAATTGTCCTTCTGAATTGGAACCCCAAGCCCAAAGAGTTCCATTATTTTGTATAGCAGCTGTTGAATTACCACCCGTAGATATATTAACAGTCCAATTTGAGAGTGTTCCCACTTGTACAGGAGAAGATGTACTTGTGCTACTGCCGTCGCCAAACTGACGATTGGTATTGTTACCCCATGCCCAAAGTGTGCCATCTATTTTTACAGCCATCGTATGTGATATACCACATGATGCTGCTAACCAATCGCTTAATGTTCCTATTTGAACAGGAGATGATCTTGTTGTTCTAGTACCATCACCTAATTGTCCAGAACCATTAAGACCCCATCCCCATAATGTTCCATCGGTTTTAATAGCAATAGTATGTGAATTTCCGATTGTAACGTCTGCCCAATCACTTAATGTTCCTATTTGAACTGGTGATGATTTGTTTACAGCAGTTCCATCACCTAATTGCCCTGATGTGTTAAGACCCCAAGCCCATAATGTCCCATCTGTTTTAATTGAAATTGAACAATTCACTCCAGCAGCTAATTTTAACCAATCACTTAATGTTCCTATTTGAACAGGAGATGATTTTGATAAAGTACCACCATCGCCTAATTGTCCAGAAGAATTTATACCCCAACCCCACAAAGTGTAATCATTTTTTACAGCAATAGTGTGAGAATACCCACATGCAATATCTAACCAATTACTTAATGTTCCTATTTGAACAGGTGATGAATATGATGTCAAATTATTAAGACCTAATTGACCAGAATTACCAACACCCCAAGCCCAAAGTGTTCCATTCGTTTTTACAGCAACACTAAAAGTTAAGTTGGTGTCTATGTTTTGCCAATCTGTTGATTCGTCTAATATGTAACCAAATTTTAATGCAGATGCATCATTATCTAATGCACCTTGAAATGCAGCTCCAGTACCCCATAAATAATTTGGTGGTGCAACGTATGGGGTATAAGATGCAGAAGCAGCATATGCCATTCTTATTATATTACTTAACATAATAAACTCCCATATCAAATTAAACCAGTTTGATTTTGTGCAAGAACATATCCAATGTATTCAGTTCCACTATTTACCGTAAAAAATGAATATATGTCCATATTACCATTGGTGCTTACCACTGATGGCGCACCATTTGGCCAAGTTACTTCACCACCCCATGAAACAGTTCTAGGGGAACCGTCACCAACATATATTATAGTAAAGCTACCTGCTTGTAGTTGAGTTGGATTTTTTGATATATTAAAATCCATGTCT